CTCCGGCCACAGGGGGCAGGGTGGGGGGGGGGTGAAAATATAGGGATCCCCCTTGGCCTAGACCGCCCATTCCCAAAAGAACGCGCATCCACAATTCGCCGGACGACCCAAACTGACCGGCTTTCACCTCACGAAACGAAAAAAAATGGCACGTCCCCGACTCCCCGTCCAAAAGGCGGATGCGTCTGGCGCCGCCCTGAAAAATCCGGGGCGACATGCCGGACGGACACGGCCGAAAGGCACCCGCCCCTTGGGGCTCCCCTACAAGCAGATGACTGCCGCGCAGAAGAAGGCGTGGAAGGAGTTCGCCAGCGAAATGGCGTGGCTGAATTCCTCGCACCGCGTGCTGCTGCGCTTGGCCTGCATCTGGGTGGCCCGCATGGATGACCCCGACGCCGACTTCGGTGTGTCGGCGACGCAAGCCCTAAGTTCGATTCTCTCGAAGCTGGGCGCCACCCCAGTTGATGAATCTAAGGTAGCGCATGACGATGGCGGAGAAGACGACCCGGACGAAAAGTTCTTCAAGCGCGGTTGACCGCACACGCGCCTACGCGGAAGCGGTGGTAGCCGGTGAAATCGTGGCTGGCCCACACGTGCGTAACGCGTGCCGGCGGCATTTGCTGGACCTGGAGAAGGGGCACGAGCGCGGGCTGTACTTCGACCTGGCGGCGGCGGAGTACGCCTTTGGGTTCTTTGAAAGCGTGTTGCGGTTGTCGGAGGGGCAGTTTGACGGTCGCAAGTTCGAACTGCAGCCCTCCCAGGCCTTCATCGTCGGGTCGCTGTTTGGCTGGAAGCAAGAGGACGGAACGCGGCGCTTTCGTCGGGCATACGTCGAGCAGGGCAAGGGCAACGGGAAGAGCCCACTCGCCGGAGGTTTGGGTCTGCTTGGAATGACGGCCGACGACGAAGCAGGCGCGCAGATCTATTCCGCCGCGGCCAAGAAGGACCAGGCCGGCATTCTGTTTGCAGACGCCGTGAAGATGGTGAAGCAGTCGCCCGCGCTGGCCAAGCGTATTGCCTTCGCTGGCGGGGAGGGGCGCGAGTTCAACATGGCGCACCACGCGAGCGGGAGTTTCTTCCGTCCCGTGTCGCGTGACACCGGCAAGACCGGCTCGGGGCCGCGACCATATTTCGTGCTGGTGGATGAGGTTCACGAACTGCCGGACCGAAAGATTATTGAAATGCTGGAACGCGGCTTCAAGTTCCGCCGCGCGCCGCTGCTGTTCATGATCACGAACTCCGGCAGTGACCGCACGTCGGTCTGCTGGGAAGAGCATGAGCATGCTGTCAAAGTCGCGGCCGGCCATACCGAAGCAGTAAACGACCCGACTTTCGTGGGCGACGTGATCGATGATCGGACATTCAGCTACGTCTGCGCCCTGGACAAGGGCGATGACCCGCTCAATGACCCCAGCTGCTGGATCAAGGCTAACCCGCTTTTGGGCGTGACGATCACGGAGCAGTACCTGGCCGACGTGGTTGCCCAGGCGAAAGCGCTGCCGGGGGCGCTGAACGGCATCCAGCGGCTGCACTTCTGCGTATGGACGGATGCCGAGACAGCATGGATGACCCGCGAGACGTTGGAACCGGCGCTCTGTGACTTCGATCCTGCTGAGCATCACGGGGAGCGCGTATACCTCGGCCTAGACCTGTCACAAAATCGCGACATCACTGCCCTGGGGGCGGTAGTAAAAACCGGCACCGTAGACATGGAAGTGACGGTGGACGGGGAACGGCGAACCGTCAGCAAGCCGACATACGACGCCTGGATTGAAGCCTGGACGCCCGGCGACACCGTTGCGGCGCGCGAGCTGCGCGACAAGCTGCCCTACAGCGTGTGGATCCGCCAGGAGCATTTGCATGCGCCCCAGGGGCAGACGATCAGCTATCGGCACGTTGCGCAAACCGTGGCGGAGTACGACCGCGACTACATCATTGAGCTGGTCGCCTACGACCGCTACGCCTTCAAGAAATTTGAAGAGGATGTGGAGGCGCTGGGCCTATCGGTGACCTTCGCGGAGCATCCGCAGGGCGGCCTGAAAAAGGGAAAGCCGTTGGAGGTTGCCGTCAAGGCTGCCGAACGAAATGGAACGCCGCCGCCCGAGGGTATGTGGATGCCTGGCTCTGTACGAATGCTGGAAGAAGCTCTGCTAGAAGGGCGCATACGTCTACGCAGGAGCCCGGTTCTCGTATCCGCAATGATGTCCGCGGTCGCGGAAGAGGACAAATGGGGCAATCACTGGTTATCCAAGCTGCGGTCGGTCAACAAGATCGATGCCGCCGTGGCGCTCGCTATGGCGCTGGGGGCGGCGAACGCCGTGGTGGAAGAGGCCGCGGACCTGGATGACTATCTTCAAAACGGATTTTTTGGGCTGATCGGCTAATGGCTAAAACGCGTTGGTACAACCCGCTCACTTGGCGCATGTTCGGCTACAACGACCCGAAGACGGGTGATTTCGTTGAAGTGGATATGGCAGTCGGCGGTAAGCAGACGCAGTCCGGCGAGCGAATCACGCCCAAGAAGGCGGTGACCGTTCCCATCATCTGGACCTGCATCAAGATTCTCAGCGAGTCGGTGGGCGGCCTGCCGGCGCCTCTGTACGTCGATAAGACGGGACAGAGGGCCAAGGGAAGCAGCGCGGAGGAACGGCGCATCTTGCGGCTGCTGCGCAAACCCAATCCCTACATGACGCGGTTGACGTTCCTGAAAACGGCGGTCGTGAACATGGGGCTTGTCGGCAACTCCTACAACCTGATCGAGCGCAACTCGCAGGGCGAATGGATCGGGTTGACGCCGCTGCCTTGGGATGGGGTCGAGATCGACACCGAGACTACGGAGCTTCTCTACTGGGTCACCCTGAACGGCCAGAGGTTCCCGGTGTCTCCGGAGAACATGCTGCATTTCAAGCTGTTCAGCGCGGACGGGATCTGCGGCCTGTCTCCGGTCGAGTATCAGGCAGAGTCCATGGGCCTGGCGAAAGCCGGGCAGAACTGGTCCGCACGCTTCATGCGCAAAGGTGGGTTCACGGGTGGCTACGTGATCTACGACCAGTTTCTGACAAAAGAGCAGCAGGCGCAGGTGCTGGCAAAGTTCCCCGATGTGCGCCAGGGCGACACCGCCGATATCGGCAAGATTGCCATATTGCAGGGCGGACCGAAGCTTGTTCCGGCTGGCCTGAGCCAGAAGGATTCGCAGTTCATCGAATCGCAGCAGTTCCAGGAAGAAGCGCTGGCGGGCATCTGGGGCGTGCCTCTGTGGCTGGCCAACCGCGCGAGCAAGACCTCGATCATGGGATCGAATCTGGAGCAGCAGAAAAGCGCCTTCGTGACGTTTGGCTTGAAGCCATACATCGATGCCATCGAAGACGAGATCAACGACAAGTTGCTTTCTAAGCTGGGCCTTTTCCTGGAGTTCGTGGTCGAAGGCCTGCTGCGCGCTGATAGCTCGGCGCGTGCGCAGTATTACCAAGCTGCTTTGGGTGGCTCCAATGGCTCGGGCTGGATGTCTGTCAACGAGGTCCGGCGCAAAGAAAACATGGAGCCTCTTGTCGGCGATGAATACGACCGGGTTACCCGGTGGGAGATGAGTACAAATGCTCAGCAAAGTTGAATGCCCGTTTGAAGTCAAGGCGGTGGATGACCAAGGCAACTTCGAGGGATACGCCTCCGTCTTTAACAACGTGGACCTGGGCGACGACATCATCCTCCCCGGCGCCTTCGTCAAAGTGAAGACCACCCGATCGGGCCAGCTCAAACTGGCCCTTTTTCATGACCTGCGCAAACTCGTCGGTACGGCGGCGTACACGCAAGATTCGCATGGCCTTCACCTGAAAGGCCGCATGAATCTGAACGTCAGCTACGCCAAAGACGCCTACGAACTGATGCGCGACGGAGGCCCGCTCGACTCCATGTCGATTGGCTTCAACACCATCACTGCCGCCTACGAGGAGCGCTCGGGCCGAACCGTCCGGGTCATCAAGGAAGCGGAGCTATGGGAAGCCTCCCTTGTGCCCTTCGGAATGAATCCAGAGGCGCAGATCACCAGCGTGAAGTCGGATATCCGGCTTTTTGAATCAGCCCTGCGTGATCGCATGGGCCTATCCCAAAAAGAGGCGGCTGCGGTCGCCTCCCTCGGCTTTCCCGCCATCCGCCGTGACGGCGCGCCGGCGGCCACGGAGATCGTGGACGAGCTGAAGTCTCTCTCTCAAACCTTTCAAGACATATTTGGAGCGTCGAAATGACCGATGTGAAAGAACTGCGTGATTCGCTGGAAAAGCAGCTAAAGGATGGCTTCACCGGCCTCCAGCAGAAGTACGACAAGGCGTCGGAATCCATCCAGAAGGGTGAGTCCGTCACGGCTGAACTCAAGTCCGCCATTGAAAACCAGAAGGGCGAACTGCAAAAGATCGTCGACAAGGTTCTGGAAATGGAAGAAAAGGGCGTGCAGCTACGCGGCCGCCAGCCCGAGAAAAAGGGCTTCATCGACTTCGTGAAAGACCACGGCGAATACAAGGCCCTGCGCGAGAGCGGCAAGGCCGCCGCCGAGATCGAGGTTTCCAAGGGCGACCTGGCCGCCATGCAGGAGACGAAGGTCACCAGTGCAGGCCTGGTGGTGCCTCAGTTTGACCCGACCATCCAAGCCAATCCGCGCCAGGAACTGCGCATCCGCGACCTGATCCCCTCGGTGCCGGTGACCGGTCAGAGCTACACCTACTTCAAGGAACTGCTGCACACTCGCGGTGCTGCGCCGGTTGCTGAAGGTGCGTCCAAGCCGCAAAGCAATGTCACCTTCGAACAGAAGACTGATCTGGTAAAGAAGATCGCGGTCTGGATTCCGGTGTCTGACGAAGCCCTGGATGACGTGCCGCAGCTGTTCGGCTACCTCCAGCAGCTGCTGCGCTACGACCTGAAGCTGGAAGAAGAAGAGCAGATCCTTAAGGGCGACGGCACGGGCAACAATCTGCCCGGCATCATGACCCAGGCCACCACGTTCACCGCCGCGCTGTCCAAGTCCGGCGACACGTCGATCGACACGGTGCGCCGGGCCATCTACCAGGTGCGCAAGCAGGCGAAGCTGGCGGCCGATGCCACGGTCATGACCGAGTTGGATTGGATGGACATCGAACTGCAAAAGGACTCGCAGAACCGCTACCTGTTCGCCAACCTGCAAGGCTTCGTGACTCCGATCCTGTGGGGGCGCCCGGTCATCACGTCCGACAGCATGGACGAAGGCAACGGCACCGACACGGGCGGCGAATTCCTGGTGGGTAACTTCCAACGCGGCGCCACGATCTATGACCGCATGTCGTTCTTGTTCAAGGTCGGCATGATCAACGACGACTTCATCAAGAACCAGCGCGCGCTGCTGGTCGAAGAGCGCCTGGGCCTGGCAGTGCGCCGCAACTACGCCTTCGTCAAGGGCCGCTTCTCGGCCTAAGCGGTGGCACGCGGCGGGGTGCTAGGTCTGCACCCCGCCCTACCTCTGGAGAAAACATGAAGATCAAAGCACTGTGGGGCTTTCGCGGCGATGCCAAGAAGCTGGGCAAGGGTGATGGGCGCGTTCGTGCCGGCGACACTTTCGACAGCGCGGATCCCGAGTATGGCCATGCCCTAGTCGGCAAGGGCTTGGTTGAAGAACTGGATGGTGGCAAGCCTTCGCCGCGCGCCTCGGACGGCTTGACACCGACGCAGCTGAAGAAGGCGCTGGGCGAGCAGAACATCGCCATCCCCGAAGGCGCGACCAAGGAGCAAATGGCCGCGCTGCTGGATGGTGCGGGAGCACAGTAATGGACTTGGCCCCGGTGAAGCTGCACCTGCGACTTGACCCAGACGACACTGCCGAAGACGCGCTGATCCGGGACTACATCGACGGCGCTCTTGCCCACGTGGAGCAACATTGCGACCGGAAGATTGTGGACACTCCGGCCAACGCCGGTGAGATGGCGCTGACCAAGGACGTCGAGCAGGCTGTAAAGCTGTTGGTCGGCCACTGGTACAGCAACCGCGAGGCCGCTGTCGTCGGGGCCGTCTCCAACGCTGTGGCGCTCGGTGTTGAGCGTCTGCTCTGGTACAGAAAGCAATTCTAGGAGGTCGCGATGCTGCGTGCGGGAAGTCTAAACCGCCGGGTCGTCATCGAGCGCCCGGAGGTTCTCCGAATCCCATCCGGCCAGGGGAGAGTGGTGGGATGGGAGCGGGTCGCGACTGTTTGGGCAAATATCCGCGTCGCCAATGGGAAGGAGCACATCGCCTCCGGGGCGGAGATGTCCCCCTTACAAGCGAGTTTTCGCATTCGATGGCTTAAGGGGATTACCACAGAAATGCGGTTGGTCTATGCGGGACACGTCTATGAAGTCGAGGCGGTTTTGCCGGATCTCGCCGGGCACGAGTATGTCGACTTGGTTGCAACCGCAGGAAAAAGGAAGGCATAGATGGCCCTGATCAGCGTAATTGTCCCGCAGGCGTTGAATTCCCTGGTGGCTGACAAGGTATTTCCCGGTGTCGCCCCATTGGGCACTGAGCCGGCGTGGATCGTCTATACGGCGGCCGGTGGCGTGCCGATTGGCGACGTGGACGGGCCTGATCGTATCCGCAACTGCCGGCTGCGCATCGACATCTACGCGGCAGACCTGGACGAGGCAGAAGCGCTTGTTCAAGCAGTTGGCGCAGCCATGTATGCCCAGTTGAAGGCCATGCCCCTCGGTGAGTGGTCCTCCAGCCGAGAGGAAGAGACAAACCTGACCCGCATAACCCAGGACTTCAGTCTGTATTACTGACTCCCCCTGTTCATCTTCTGAGCCGCCTGCGGGCGGCTTTTTTCATTACGGAGTATTCGAATGGCACAAACTGCTATCTCCGCCCAAGGCTCCAAGCTGGAGATCTCGGGCACCACGGGCGCAGCCAAGACCATTACCGGGGTGCAACTGAGCAATCCGGTAGTGATCACGGCTACGGCGCACGGCTTGAAGCCGGGCGACGTGGTTACGGTCGCCAGCGTCGGCGGCACGACACAACTTAACGGCATCCAGGCGGTGGTTGAGTATGTCACCGCCAACACTGTGGCGCTGGCGAACGTCAATGCCGTAGCGATGACGGCTTACACCAGTGGCGGCACGCTGACGGCGGTACAGTGGACAAAGATTGGTGGCCTGAAGTCCTTCAGCGGCTTTGATGGTCAGGCCAACGAGATCGACACCACCGACCTCGACAGCACTGCCGAAGAAATCATCCTCGGTATCGCGCGGTACGGCAGCTTCACCATCGAATTGAACAAGAAATTCGACGACACTACCGCGGCCGAAGATCCGGGCCAACTAGCCCTGTCTGCGTCATTCACGGCGAACTCTCGACGCAATTTCCGTCTGACGTTGCCCAACGGCAAGACCCGCACTTTTGACGCCTACGTGCGCGCAAACCCGCTCTCGGGTGGCGTGGATGCGGTTCCCACGTCCAGTGTGCCGTTGCGCATCACTGGCCCGGTAGTGAGCGGCGGTTGATCATGAAGCTACTGACGAAGGACGAACTTTTCACCCAAAACGCACCTCGCCACGAGGATGTACCTGTCGGAAAGCGCGTATTGCGCATCGGCGAGATCACGGCGGCAGGTCGAGACGTGTTCATGTCGGCGACGAAGCCGGGGGCGCCGCTTTCGGAGTTTCAGGCGCGGCTCGTTGTCGCCACTGCCGTGGACGAAGCGGGCGCACTGGTCTTCACTGAGGAAGATATCGCCAACTTGCGGCGGATGCCGGCCGGAATTCTGAACAACCTGGCCGGCGCAGCTGCCCGGCTGAACGGTATCGGGCCGCAAGCGTTGGAGGAAGCCGAAAAAAACTCCGGAGCCGCCCAGAGCGGCGGTTCGCGTTCCGGCTCTCGCTCCAAATCGGCGTCCCCGTCGGTGAGCTCCTCCAGCGCCTGACAAGCGCCGAGTTCGCTGAGTACATGGCGTTCGCCAACATCGAGCCCTTCGGTTCACATATTGAAGATCGGCGGGCCGGGGCCGGGGTGTCGATGTTGGCGAACATAAACCGTGACATGAAGCAGCATCCGCAACCGTTTGACGACCTTTTCTTCCTCCCTTGGAACGATACGACCCGCCGTGCGCAGCAGGACGCCGCGACGGGAATGATCCAGATAGAGGATCCGGAAAAGATGTCTGAACTGATTGCGGCCAGTCTGTTCGGTGAGCCACCGACGAGCGGGGAAGCGCATGGCGAAGGCGATGACAGTGGTCAATCCGAGTGCGATGAAGGACGTTCTTCATCGGCTTGAAGCGGCAGCGTCCGAAAGCGCATTACGCCAGGCCTCGGTGGCTGGCGCGCGGGTAGTGCATGAGGCCGTTGTCGCCCGCGCACCTGTCGGGAAAAAAGCTCACAAGCGCGCTGGAAAGGAGTATCCCGCCGGCACGCTGAAAAAGTCGGTTTTCGTTGTTTACGACGAAGACGACTCCGTGCGTGGTGTGCGGGCTTCCTACCTGGTCGGCATCGCGCGGGAGGCCTTCTATTGGCGATTCAAGGAATGGGGTTCGTCCCGGCAGGCGGCGGACCCCTTCTTCCATCCCGCATACGACGCCTCCCGTGGTCGAGCCGCTGACGCGATCAACAAGGTGTTGGAGCGCAAGGTCGCGGAAGCACTGAAGAGGTAGGTAATGGCGAACGAAACGACCGTCCGGCTTGGCGCGGACGCATCAGGGTACATCCTGGAACTGGCGCGCGCTGGCAGGTCTGCGGACGCATGGGCCGCGTCAAACGAGGCAGCAGGTCGCCGTACCGAGGCCGCGCAGAAGGCAGTCGCGGAAGCGACGGAAAACGGCAGTGAAGCGTCGAGTCGTGCGATTACGCGCTTTATGCGCACCTTGACGCAACAGGCCAGTACCTCCGGCCTGGCACGGTCTGAACTGCTGCGCCTTCAGGCGGCGCAGCTGGGCGTCACGAATCAGGCGGCACCCTTCATTGCCCAGATCGCTGCGTCCGAAGAGTCGATGCGGCGCGCAAGCACACAGGCTACGGCGTTTCGGTCGGGACTCGACCGGATCTCCGGCGGGGCGGCCTCTGCCGTCGACCGGATCGGCGAGTTGGCTGCCGGGATGAGCCCGCTGGGCGTCGCCTTGGTCGGTATCGGCGTCGGCGTCCCCGTGCTGGCCGGCATTGAGGCCGCAGCGCTGCGAGGCGCGCGCGGTCTGGTTGAGGTTCAGGCGCAGGTCGACAAATTGACCGTGGGTCTGAAGTTCATCAACGGCGGCAGCGTGTTGGGTGCCTCTCAGGATATGGAATACCTGCGCAGCACGACCAACAGGCTGGGCCTCAGTCTGGACCAGACTGCAAAAGGCTATGTGGGCCTGGCGGCGGCAGCGCGCGGAACCTCCCTTGAGGGCGAGCGGTCGCGTGAGATCTTTACCGCTATTGCAGAGGCCTCGACGGTCCTGCACTTGAGCGCGGACGAAACCAGTGGCGCGCTGCTGGCAGTCCAACAGATGATTTCGAAGGGAACGGTCCAGGCCGAAGAGTTGCGCGGCCAGCTCGGCGAACGGTTGCCGGGCGCGTTTCAAATCGCAGCGCGTGCGATGGGGGTCAGCACCTCCGAACTGAGCAAGATGCTGGAGCAGGGGCAAGTCCTGTCTACTGACTTCCTGCCCAAGTTCGCGGACCAATTGCGTCGAGAGTTTGCGGGGTCGGTGGAAGAAGCGGCGAGCGCCGCACAAGCCGCGCTGGCCCGTAGTTCCAGTGCCTGGACGGACTTCTCCCGCACGGTGGTCGATTCCGGCCTCGGCAAGTTCGCCGCCGAGCAGTTGAATATCCTGACGGACGGCGTCAATGGCGTGACCGAGGCCATGCAGCGCGCCAAAAAGGAAGGGGCCGGCTTCTGGGGCCAGGCGGCGGCGGGGGCGGGTGGGGCTTTGCGTTTCCTGAACCCGGCGAACGCGTTTGACTACACGCCGCAATCGGATGCCAACCGCTCGGCCTATTTGCAGTCGGAGATCGATCGATTCAAGCCCGCTGCGGAGGGCGGCGACCGGGGCGCGCGCAACCGGGTACGCCAACTGCAACGGGAATTGCAACAGATCCGCGGTCGAATGACGCCTGCGGTCGCTGGGGGCGATCTGGAGGCGTTTGAGGCCCGCCAGAGGGGAGCCGAAGAGCGTGACGCCAAAGCGCGCGACGAACGCGTTAGCGCCTTTATCAGCGGCGGTAAGAGCCAGACCGACAAAGAAAGATACGACGCCAACATTAATGCTGTGGATGCGCAGTTCTCTGCGGCAGTGGCGGGGCTGGAGCAAGGGAGCGAGAAGTACAACCAGGCGCTGGAAGTCGCAACGGCCAGAAAAAAGGAGTTGACGGAAAAGTACGAGAAGGCCGGGCAGAGCGCGGCCGGGCGCGCCGGTAGCCTGGCGCTGGGGGGCGAAGTAGAAGCCTTGCGCCAGCAGTACAAGGACGAGGAAGAAGCCCTACGTGGGCATCTGGCCGAGATCCGCGCCCAGCAACAGCAGGGCATTATCTCGGCGCGCGATGCGCTAGATAAAGAGTTGGAGGCCCGGCAAGACGCGCTGGGCAATCAGGCGGCGATCCTGAAGAAGGAGGTCGAACTGTCCAGCGGCGATGCGCGTGTTAAGGCGCGGGAGCGTTACGAAGGAGAGCTTCGCCGGGTTAACGCAGCCATCGAGCAGGCCAGGAAGGACCACGGCAATGCGGTCGCGCAGTTGGACCGGCAAGAAGTGCTGCAGGTCCAGGCGTATAGCAGCGCGCTTACCGAGGCGTTAGCCACCCGCGAGCAAGCTATCCGCGGTCAAGTGGCTGCCGTGGGTCTGGGATCGTCCCAACGGGAGCAGCAGGGGCGCATCAACCAAGTCAATCAAGACGCGGATCGCCGCCGCTATGACCTGTCCCGATCGCGCAGTGAGAATCGCATTAGCCAGTCGGTCTATGACCAAGAATTGGCCGCCCTCCAGAAATATCAAGATCAGCGTATCGCGTTGGAACTGGACGCGACCCAGCGCATCCGGGCGGCCGAGGCAGATTGGACGAACGGGGCGATGGCTGCGTGGCAGGACTACGCCGATAAGGCGCGGGACATGGCGGGTCAAGCCAAAAGCGCCTTCACGAGCCTCTACGACGGCCTGACGGATGCCGGTGCCGCGTGGGCAACCGGTACGAAAGTCAGCATCGCCGAGGTGGGGCGCGCTTTCGCCGCCTCCATGGCAAAGATGGGGATTCAAGCCTCAATGTCGCCGCTCTTCGGACTGATTACGAGCTTCGCCACCAGCCTCTTCACGCCAGGTGACTGGACGACCACCAACACGGATAACCCGTGGAGCATGCAGTCGCTTGGAGTTATGGGCGGAAGGGCCGGTGGTGGTTCTGTTGGATCCGGCCAGATGTGGGAAGTGAACGAGAAAGGGCCGGAGCTATACACCACCGAGGGGCGCACCTTCTTGATGACCGGGGGGCGTGGTGGCTATGTGACACCGTTGTCGGCAGGTAACTCTGGCGATGGTAGCGCCTCTGCCGGAGGGCGTGTGGAGGTGAATGTCTATGTCCAAGGTGACGGCCAATCTAGCTCTGATGCGTCGCCCGGCTGGGAGCAGTTCGGGCAAGACATCGGTCACTACATCGACGCGCGCATTGACCAGAAGATCAGCCGGTCGTTCAAAGCCGGCGGGGCGTCGTGGAACAGCATCCACGGGAGGACCAGTTAATGGAAGTTTTTACCTGGCGTCCACGCGTTAACGCCCAGGGCGCCGTCAAGTTTCGTGTCCTGACGGCTGGCTTTGGTGACGGCTACACGCAGACCGCGTTAGATGGCATCAACAACAAGGTGCAGTCCTGGCCGCTGCAATTCGTTGGGAAAGAGGCGACCGTCGCTCCTATCGCAGCGTTCTTGGATCGTCACGCCGGATATCGGTCGTTTCTCTGGACCCCGCCCCTCGGGCAGCAGGGGTACTACACCGCCTCGGAGTACCAGGTCGTAGCCCTCGGGGGCGGCGCGTACACCGTTTCCGCAACATTCCAGCAAGTTTTTAGGCCTTAAGAATATGGTCAGTCTCGAAACTATCAACGTGGGCCAGGCGCCCAATGACAAGAAGGGCGACCCGCTGCGCAATGCGATGCAGAAGGTCAACCTGAATTTCTCTGCGCTCAACGAGGCGATTGTCGGCGTCTTTGCTCCGACAACGATACCGTCTGGCGTGGATCTGAATACGATGGTGACGTCGGGCGTGTTTCATCAGAACACGAACGCCGGAGCGGCCGCGGGAACGAATTATCCGACGCCTTATGCCGGGCTGCTCCAGGTGTTCGCGGCTGGATCAATGGTTTACCAGTTTTATACGCGCTTTCGCGCTGGAGGCCCGTTGCAAGCTCAGTACTGGCGTGCGCTTTATCAAAGCACATGGTCAGAATGGGTTGAGGTCGCAAGCAGCCAAACGGCTTTGGTGCACCAAGGGTTCATGGCCGCATCGCAGAATCTGGACACCTATCGCACACGGGGCATGTGGAACGTATCTACCGCGGCTATTGCCGCTGGCGGGTCAAATTTTCCCATTGCACAGGCTGGCAGTTTCGTCGTATACGCCCAGGTGGGGCAGGGGCAAACGCCAGCCGGTTATGTGGTTCAGGAATACACCGCAGCTAACGCCAATCGTACCTATACGCGCGTCTACAGCGGGACTGCGTGGGGGCCATGGGTCTACAACTTGGATTCGTCCCTCCTGGGTGCGGTCAACGGCGTCGCCCAACTGGGCGCAGACAGCCGTCTTTTGCCTGCCCAGGCTCCTATCCTCTATTCGGCCGCTGTGCCGGGGGGTACCGACGCCAACACTATGGTCGCGCCCGGCGTCTACTACGTGAACAGCGACGCTGCGGCCACTGCGGCGTTGAACTGGCCCGAGCAGCTGGCAGGTACCCTGAACGTTGAACAAGCCATCACCGGCAACGCGCAGGTCACGCAGACATACACCACACGCAATGGCACGGGCGGCGTCTCTCGCACGTACAAGCGCGTGCGCTTTGGCACGGGTGGGGGCACGTGGGGCACGTGGCAACAGCTGGCACGCTTCGACGACGCCATGACCCACACGTTCTTGACGGTCGCGACGGACGCGAACACGCTCACCGCTGACAATGTGTTCTACACCTGGCGGAGCGGCGTGGTTGTTACTGGGGGCAGCAACTGGGCACCCGTGGGCACCAACGTTTCAGGCGGTAGCTTGGAGGTGCGCTGGACCGCGGCTGACATGGTCATCCAGACGGCGACTTTCCTTGTGGGCGGTGGCAAGCCTCGAATCTACCAGCGCTTCGGATCCGGCACGGCTTGGCAGGCCTGGAAGATCCTGGGTCCCGTGTCTAACACCTCCTGGCTGCCGACGGCAGACGCGGGTGATGCGTACGTTGACGGCCTTGGCTGGCACGCTTGGAACGGCGCAGGCTACGCGTTGACGTCTCTGGCCACTGTGCTGCCTACCGCAGTGCACGACCTGAACACCTACGTCACGCCTGGTTCCTACCGCCAGACGACGAACGCGGGAGCCGCCGCGGGGTCGAACTACCCCTCTCCGTTCGCCGGCTATCTGGAAGTCGTGCAGGGCGCGGCGGGCAGTTGCAAGCAGGAATACACGATCTCGTCCGCGTCCAACGTGGGCCTCACGGCCGGACCTCGCAAGTTCTGGCGAATGCAGACGGGCACGAGCACCTGGTCCCCGTGGCAGGAGGTGCTGACCACAGCGTTGGGCATGACGCATACGTTCCTGACCGCTGCAACCGACTTGAACACGCTGGTCGCGGACAACACCTTCTACACCTGGATCGCCGGCGCTGTGATGGGCGGGGCCAACTTCCCCACGGGTATCGGCACCGGCGCGGGCAGTCTCTCGGTTGTCTGGCAATCGGCGACTATCATCCAGCAGGAACTGACGTTCCTGGTCACGGGGCAAAAACCCAGGAAATTCTTTCGGTTCGGAAACAGCTCGTCTGGCTCGTGGCAGCCCTGGAAGTCGACCAGCAATTTCAGTGCTGCGACCAACTTTCCGACGCAAGATTGCGGCGATATCTACGTGGACGGGGACGGAGTTTACCGGTGGAACGGCTCTGCGTACGCACGTTCTGCAATTTCCATTTCCTCGATCACGACTCTTGAAGGTCAGACGCTGGGCAGAGGGCAGAGTTGGGTAGACGTGACCGGGCAACGCGGCGGTAGTACGAACTACACGAACAGCACGGGCAGACCGATCATTGTTTCTCTAACTGGCATAACCGGAGCAGACGCTCTCCTCCTCGGTCGTGTTAATGGAATTTTGATGGGGCGGAGTTTCATTCCTGGGAGCATTGGCGGCGAAATTGGATTGACTTTTGTGGTCCCTCCTGGCGACACCTATCGCGCAGAGTGGGGGGGGCTTACCTCAATCTTCTGGGCGGAGTACCGGTGATGAAGCACTTTAAAGACACAGCGACAGGCCAATACTGGTCTTTGGAAGACGACGTGAGCTCGTCTGCGATCGAGGGCGGCATTCTTTTCTTCGATTCGGCGGGCGAGCAGCTATCGAAGGTGCCGCCTACTCTGCTGCCTGTTGACGAAGTGCCAGCCATCCCGGATCTACCGCTCGTCCCTCAGGTCGTCAGCCGCTTCCAGGGCCGCGAGGCCATGTGGCAGACGCCACATGGGGGCGCCAGCTTATTCGAAGCTGCGGAAGCCGTCATCAATCACTCGGACACGCCGGCAACTTACAGGCGGGCGTGGGCAGACCTTCAAGAGTTCCGGCGCGACAGCGAAATGCTGGTGGCGATCGCTACGGCCTTGGGGCTTTCCAGCGCTGACCTGGACGCAATTTTCATTCTTGCCGGCGGCATCAAGGCTTAGGGAGTGTCATGGGAATCTATGCTGACGTTCAAAAGCTGGAGGTCGGCGCACTGGTCGAGCTTTTCGAGCTCGACGCGACCGGGATCGGCGGATCTCTTCAGCGCTTCCACGGCTACACCCAGATCGGGCCGATCTGGTGGCAAGGCAACCAGTACGACCCCTGGGCGATCAAGGCCGAGGGATTCGAGCAGGTCGGGGAAGGGCAGCAGCCAACGCCGACCCTTTCGGTGGGGAACATTGGACAAGATGCCGACGGCACGCCCCGGCCAGGCGTTATTTCGGCCTTGTGTGTGGCGCTCGATGACCTAGTGGGCGCACGGGTGGTGGTCCGGCGAACCCTCGGGAAATACCTGGACGCGCGGAATTTTCCCGGCGGGAATCCGACTGCATCAGCGGATGACGGTTTGCCGGATGAGGTTTGGATTGTCCAGCAGAAGACGGCCGAGGCTAACGAGTCGGTTGACTTCGAACTGTCGAGCGCGCTGGACTTCAACGGCCAGATGTTGCCATCACGACAGATCATCGCGGGTGTATGCGGCTGGCTGACCAAAGGCGGTTACCGCGGCACATATTGCGGCTACACCGGATCCCGAATGTTCGACATCAACGGCAACCCGGTTTCAGACCCGGCGCTTGATCGATGTTCGGGGCTGCTGTCGGACTGCAAAAAGCGGTTCGGCGAATACGAGGTGATCAACTTTGGCGGGTTCCCGTCAGCGGACCGCATCAGGGGATAAGCATGCGCAAGAAGACTATGGCCGCCATCCGGGCACACGCGGTGGCGGAGTACCCGCGCGAGTGCTGCGGCCTGGTGGTGATGCGGGATCGTCGCGAGACTTATCGGCCGTGTCGGAATCTCGCCTTGGGCAACGACCATTTTGTGATGTCGCCGGAAGATTACGCCGAGGCCGAGGACGGGGGGCGGATTACCGCGATCATCCATTCCCATCCGGATATGCCGGCTTCGCCTAGTGAGGCCGACCGCGTGGCCTGCGAGGCGACGGGGCTGCCCTGGTTCATCGTGGCTGTGGCCCGCAATGAGACAGGGGAAGTGGTCGGGGGCGACCTGGCTGGATTTGCGCCCGAGGGGTATTCCGCGCCCTTGCTGGGCCGGCCCTTCGCGCATGGTGTGCTGGACTGCTACAGCTTGATCCGCGACTGGTACGCGCGGGAGCGTGGCGTGGTTCTGCCTGACTTCCGCCGCGATGACGGATGGTGGGAGCCGGGGCAAGAGGGTGACCTCTACATGGATCACTACGCAGAGGCGGGGTTCCGGCCTTTGTCCAATGGCGAGCAGATTGAGCCGGGCGACGTGGTGTTGATGCAGATACGCTCCGACCGGGCGAATCATTCCGGCGTGTTCATCGGCTCGACCGGTCTTCAGGAAGAGCCTGGATTGTTCCCCGTTCCTGACGCCCTATTGCATCACCTTTATGGGCGCGATTCAGAACGTGTGGTGTACGGTGGCTACTGGCGCGAGGCGACGCGCCTGGTGCTGCGTTATAGGGGCAAAGAATGAGCGAGAAGCTGCGAGAGGTCCGACTTTATGGCTGGCTCGGCACCCAGTTCGGTCGCGTCCACCGCTTGGCGGTTCGGAATGCAGCCGAGGCCGTTCGAGCGTTGTGCGTCGTGCTGCCGGGCTTCGAAAAGGCGCTTACCGATAGCGAGGTGCGGGGCGTGCGGTATGCCTGCTTTGTTGGAAAGCGGAATATCGGAACCGATGATCTCCACCAGCCATGTGGAGACGATGCGATCCGGATTGCCCCTGTTCCTGCCGGGGCAAAGAATGGCGGCTTGTTTCAAGTGGTCTTGGGTGCCGCGCTGATTGTCGCGTCCTTTTATCTACCGCCAGCGATGGGGCTTGCAGCTCTGGGTTCTAAAACAGCGGTTGTTGCGCCGATGATGTTCGGTATGGGCGTGTCAATGGCAATGGGAGGCGTTGTGCAGTTGCTCTCTCCGCAGCAGCGAGGGCTTAGCACGCGAGATAGTCCGGATAACGGCGCTTCGTACAGCTTCAATGGCCCGGTCAACACGAGCGCGCAGGGAAACCCTGTGCCGGTGCTGTATGGCCGGATGATTGTGGGAAGCGCGGTGATATCGGCAGGGATTTACGCAGAGGATCAAGTATGACGTTGCCAAATTATCGAGCCAACAGGGCGCCTTCGGGCGCCTTGTTTGTTTCCGGGGGCGCGCGAGGCGACAGACTGCCCGTAGTTGGCTTTGGTGGCGGAAAGAGCGGGGGAGGGGGGCGCAGCCCCAAAGAGTCGCCAGATAGCCTTCACAGTACCGCATACGCCCGCATTATTGACCTGATCTCTGAGGGTGAGGTGTACGGACCAACGCATGGTCTGAGCGGCGCTTTGCGCGACGTGTACCTGGATGGGACACCGATCGCCAACGAAGACGGTTCGCTCAATTTCCAAAATGTGCAGGCCGACTTCCGAACAGGGACGCAGACCCAAGACCCTCTGCCGGGCTTTCCCGCATCGGAGATCACCTCCGCGGCAAATGTGGAGTTGACGGTGACGATGCCCTGGGTTCGGTCTTTCACCAACACTCAGCTCTCCGCTATCCGCCTGACGCTCGCTGTGAACGGGCTGTCGCAAGCAAATACCAGCAATGGCGATATCAACGGATATCGGGTCGACTACCGCATCGAGGTCAGCACTGACGGGGGCGCCTACCAACTGGCGTTGGCGAGCGCCTTCGACGGCAAGACCACGCAACGATACGCTCGGTCGCATCGTGTCGACCTGCCGGCCGCCCGCACCGGTTGGTCTCTCCGTGTCGTACGGCTCACCGCGAACGCGTCGAGCAGCACAATCAACGACCGCACGTTCGTTGATGCCTTTACGGAAGTAATTGACGCGAAGCTCCGCTACCCAATGTCGGCGGTGGTGGGTATCAAGGTCGACGCCTCGCAGTTTCAGAGTATCCCGACGCGCTCTTATGACTGGAAAGGCCGAATTATTCGGGTGCCGTCTAACTATGACGCTGAAACCCGTGCGTACAGCGGCACGTGGGATGGCACTTTCAAGTTGGCCTGGACGGATAACCCGGCTTGGATCTTCTATGACCTGGTCAGCAATGACCGCTACGGCTTGGGGCAGCGAATTCCCGCCGGCTGGTTGGACAAGTGGGGGCTGTATCAGATCGCGCGCTATTGCGATGAATTGGTGCCCGACGGCTTCGGCGGTCAAGAGCCGCGATTTACCTGTAACGTCTACCTGCAGACCGCCGCGGATGCGTACCGCGTGCTTCAGGATCTTGCTTCGACGTTTCGGGGCATGGCGTATTGGGCCAGTGGGTCGGTGGTTGCAGTGGCCGATATGCCCGGAGATCCCGTTTACACGTTCACTTCGGGGAACGTCATTGGAAACCGCTTCAACTATGTAGGGTCGGCGCTTAACACGCGCTTCACCGTCGCACTGGTTTCCTGGAACGACCTGTCGGACATGGGCCGGCAGAAGGTTGAATACGTTGAGGATCGTCAGGCGCTCGCCCGCTATGGGTTGAATCAAGTGGAGGTGACTGCGTTCGGGTGTACGTCTCGTGCACAGGCAAACCGTGTGGGAAAGTGGCTTTTGCTGACTTCGCGGATGGAGACGCGCTCGGTGTCCTTCTCGGTTGGTCTGGACGCCTGCCGCGTTCGTCCCGGCAGCATATTCCGCGTAGCGGACCAGCATCTGGCAGGACGTCGGATCGGTGGCCGTATTCGCACTGCGACAGCTACCGCAGTGACGGTCGACGCCGAACTTGGCGTGCGTCCTGGTGATCGCCTGACGGTGAACTTGCCAAGCGGCGTATCGGAAACTCGGATTATCAGCACAGCGGTGGGGCAGGGCCTGACGGCTGACATGACGACCTTTACCGTGGACTCTACCGAGTTGACTGCGGACATGGTGGGGTTGCCCGGCACCGTTCTTATTTTGACGGTGACGGCGCCGTTTTCCGAGGTACCAGAAGCGGAGTGCGTCTGGACCCTTGAGTCGGAAGACCTGTCCGCGCAACGGTTTCGTGTCCTGAAGATTCGGCGCACCGGTGGGTTGACGGCAGAGATTGCCGCCATTCAGCACGAACCGGGCAAGTTTGAGAATGTGGATTTTGGAACGCGCTTGGATCCGGCTCCGATCACGGTCATTCCCCCCGGTATTCAGCCGCCTCCTTCTGATGTAACGATCACGTCCTATTCCGTGATCGATCAGGGTTACGCGAGTCACACGGCTGTTTTCTCCTGGAAGCCCGCGGCGAGTGCTGTGGCATATGAGGTGCAGTGGAGGCGTGATAACTCGGAATGGGTCAACCTCCCCCGAACGGGTTCTACCAGCATTGAGGTGCCCAACATCTATGCCGGCGGTTTCCTGTGCCGTGTTCGGGCATTGAACGCGCTGGATATCGCGTCGATCTGGGCGTCGTCTACGTTGACCCAGCTGGACGGCATTTTGGCGCCGCCGCCTGCGGTCACCAGCCTTACGGCTACGGCGCTGGTCTTCGCTATCCGGTTGAAGTGGGGGCTGCCCACTTCCCCGTCGATCATTGAACGCACCGAGATTTGGTATAGCCAGACCCCGGCGTTCACGACCGCACAAAAGCTGGGCGACTTCGCGTTCCCGCAGGACACCACCACGCTGATGGGGCTTTCCGCCGGCGCGCGGCTGTACTTCTGGGCAATTCTGCGTGATCGCAATGGGGTGGCGGGCGAGCGTTACCCGGCCGGTAACGGCGTGCTTGGGCAATCCAGTTCTGACGCTTCGGAAATCTTGGATTATCTGAACGGGAAGATCACCTCCACTCAGCTGGCGAAAGACTTGCTTGCACCTATCCAAGAAATCCCCGGTTTGAAGACGACTGTTCAGGAGGTCGATGGGAAGGTGAACACTCTTGGCACGGCGCTCAATTTGGAACGGGAGGAGCGTATCGAACAGGGCGAGGCATTCTCTCGGGAGGTCAGCACTGTTGGCGCCACTGCTACTGCGGCGAAGGCCACAGCAGGCCAGGCTTTGGACAAGGCAAACGCGACTGAGGGAGAGGTAGAAACTATCAGCGCCGTGGTGGAAGAGACAAAGACTGCCATTGCCAAGACCAATGGTTATCTTGAAGCGACTTGGTCGGTCAAAGCGCAGATGTCGAGTGGTGGCAAGTACTACATGGCCGGCATTGCTCTGGGAGTTGACAACAGTTCCGGGGTTGCGGAATCCAAAGTGCTTGTTGCTGCCGACCTCTTCGCGGTCATGCATCCGAACGGCACTGACGTGGTTTCGCCTTTCGTGATAACGGGCGGCCAAGTGTTCATGAGCGATGCATTCATCGGCAATGGCTCGATTACCAACGCGAAGATCGGCAGCTACATCCAGTCCGACAACTATCAGCCGGGCGTTTCTGGTTGGCGCATCGACAAGACCGGGACATTTGAGATCAACGGCAGCAACGGTGGGGGGCGCTTGCTGATATCGCCTGGATTGATGCGCGTGTACGACGGAAACGGCGTGCTGCGCGTTCGTGTGGGGAACTGGTAATGCCGAGTGGAATCGAGACCTTCGATGCTCAGGGGCGCCTCAGGTGCAGCATTACGGACCGGATGGGGAGGCTGGCGACGTACGCGGACCTGGGAGGCTATTACCAGACGTGGTCTTACACGATTCCGGCCGGCGTGGAGTTTGACGAGATCATTCCATCCGCTTTGATGGTCTATGGACCAGGGTCGATGTGGGGCTATGCCCCGCCCGAAATAATAGTGTCGGGGCGAACTGTCACGTTTCGCACCTCGCCCTTGACGTTCCTTCCTGCCGCCACCTGGCGGTGCTTCATCGTTGTGAGGTGATATGCCGAGTGGACTCTATGTCAAGGGTGAACTGGGCCAAGTGCAGATTGACGAGAACTATCGAAACGTCGCACTGATGACCTCCGGGTCAGTGGCTCTTCCGGGCCAGTTTGGGGAGGTTGTCGTTACGGTCCCCGCGTCGATCGCCATGGTGGCATTCAGGTGCGAAAAATGGATTTACGTCCATGAGACGCAACTTGGGGGCGGACTGTTGCGCTACTTCATCCGCAACGGAGAGCCTGGCGCGGGCGCACCGGTGCAGTTCTACGGATTTGGGGTGCCGGCTGGCGGCGGGACCAGTGGTATCGAAGTCATGGATGCCGCGGGTCAGCAGGTGTTCCATTCGGATTTCTCGTACTGGAACTACCACGCCATCCTAAATTCGCAAGGGGTGAATGAAATCGACTATACGGCGCCCTTTGCACCACTCGTCGTGCAGCTTGGGCAATCCACTTATGTGGAAATGTATAGCGAGGCCGATGCGTACTTTTCGACAACCTACTTTCGCACAGTCGGAAATAGGACGCAGACCTGGAACGCAGGAGGGGTTAGCGCCGGCAACTATCCCGGGAACTACACCTTTGGTGAAAATGGCGCGCGCCTTCTGCTCCTCGATCCCCGTCGCATTTACTGAGTTACTAAACCACAGCCCGCAGCAGCGGGTTTTTTTTCGTCAATACGGGAGGCAATCATGCGCACCGTCTACAGGAGCAGTGCAACTATGGAACCAGGTTCTACGGGGCTGGGAGGCCTCGCGGCTTTGAAAGTCGCGATGGCGTATGGCGTGCCGGCGGCGGTGGCAGCCATGCTGGGCTTGCTGATCATGCCGCCGCGTTCTGCGCGCGAGTTCACCGTCCGCACGATTTCGACGGTTGCCTGCTCGTTCATGTTCGGGCCGGCGCTTGCCGCGGGTGTCATCGCGTGGAAGCCGGGGCTGATGGACGCAATGATCTGGCTGTCACAGCACGGCGCCGGCACTGATGACGCGTTGCTAGCGAAGTTCTACGTGTTGGGGCCGAGCATGCTGTTGGCCGGCTTGCCCGCGTGGTGGGTGCTGGGGGCGTATATGCGATGGATGGCAAGCATGCGCCAGAAGGGGCTGCTTGAATGGCTCGCCGAGGTGCGCGCGAAGATTCTCGGCGTGCGACCTGGTGGGGAGGGGTGATTGTGGATCTGAAGACTGTTATCGAGGCCGCAATCAAGCCGGCGCTGACGTTCTTGCCGTCCAAGATGGACACGCCGGAGGCGAGCGTCATGTTGCTGGCGATTGGCTTGCAGGAAAGCCGCTTCGTCCATCGCCGGCAGATCGGCGGCCCGGCGCGCGGGTTTTGGCAGTTTGAGCGAGGCGGGGGCGTGCGCGGGGTATTGACGCACCCTGCCAGCCGTGACCATGCGTATCGGCTTTGCGGCGGCCGGGGCGTCGAGCCGGTCGCTGCTGCGGTTTATCCCGCGCTGGAACAGGACGACGTGCTGGCAGCGGGGTTCGCGCGGTTGCTTCTGTGGACGGATGCCAATCGCCTGCCAGCTATCGGTGACGTTCAGGGCGGGTGGAATATCTACGCCCGTACCTGGCGGCCGGGCAAGCCGCACCCTCAGACCTGGCCAGCGCTTTACGCGCAAGCCGTTGCCGTGGCGGGAGGCGATCATGTTGGCCTGGCTTGAGCGCGCCAAGGGCGTGCTATTGCTGATTGGCCTGGCGCTGGCAGCGCTGGTCAGTGTGTTCTATCGGGGGCGCGCTACGGGTCGTCGGGACGAGCGGCAGGAGCGGGCAGAGCAAATCAACGAGCAGGCGGCGGACGCCCGCAAGGAGGCACGCGATGTGCTGCTGGAAACGGCCCGTATGGGCGATGACGCTATTGCTGATGAGCTTAAGCGTGAATGGGTGCGTGGCGCCGGCCCGGGTCGGCGTTGAATACTGCGACCATGCAAGACCGGTATATTTCGCCGATGCAGGCCAGGTCGACGCCACGCCCGCCGATATTCGTCGGCAGATCCGGGATGGGAACGAAACCTGGCGTGCGCTATGTGACCGCTAGTCAGGCGCCCCGGTTGGCGGCAAGCGAGGTCAGTACAATATTCTGATGAGCATAGAATCCCACCGCCGAGGACGGCGGCCGTCTGCAAGCGGTTTTCGGGTGGACCAGGTCCGCGCGGAGATTTCACGCGTTGCTGGGCGTGCTTCGGACAAGGAGGTCGCAGCAGAGTTCGGAGTGTTTGCGCGCGACGTGGCTGCCCTACGCAGGCAACTGGGGATTCCTGCGTACAGCGCTAGGAACTGGACTGAAATTGATAAGCTACTGGGCACGCGACCAGATACGGTGATCGGGGTACGCTTCGGTTTGGCGGAGTCTAGTGTCCGCGCTAGGCGCGCGCGGCTAGGCATTGCGTCGTTTCACCAGCAGCGCGCGCAATGGTCCAGAGAAATAGACGAGGTTCTGGCCGGGCCACTGACAGACCAAGAAATCGCAACCGCTCACGGGTTGGCTGAGCAACGAGTCCATGACCGGCGCGAATTTCTCGGAGTTGGACATGGCGGGGACTGGAAGTCTCTGCCTTGGACGCCGAGCATGGACGCCGCCCTCGGTCAGATGCCGGACGACGAAGCAGCGCAACGCCTTGGGCTGTGCCGCCGAGCAATTCGACGGCGGCGACGCATCTTAGGCGTCAAGGCTTACAGGCCTGTGAGCGACGGCACTTCTTGAATTGCCAGGCTCCACGCTGCCTGAAGGACGTTGTAGGGTATTAGCACGCTTCCCTGAAGTCCATGCTCAGGAGAATCGGTGTAGCCCTTGGTAATGCCGATAGCTTTCCCGTCCGATACTCGGAACACAGGACCGCCAGACATTCCCGCAAGCGTCTTTCCGGACTGGACGAGGAATTGGCCGCCACCGTCACAAATCGCAATTGAGACGGAATCGAGCTTTCCATAGATCGCTTGCGGCTCAATCTTGGCGTATGCCCCGCGGCCGATGATGGCAGAACCGACAGCTACAACGCCTTCGCCTAGTTCGGGGGTTGCCCAGGCCAGCGGTGTGCCGCGCGCGGCAAAAAACTTGATGTCGGCGCACGGCACCTCGTAAATCTTGGACCGAGTGGGCACATGGGCCACCGTCACGCCGACAGCGGCATTCCATTGGGCATATGAACCCAGCTTCCCGTCTTTGATGCTGGCGGTGTCACCATAACGCCAATTGCCCAGAGTCTTCGGCCCAAAGTCGGCCGCGCCCGCGGTTAGGGGGGTGATGATGGCACCGACAGCTAGCGCGAGGATTGCGTTTCTCATGGTGATTTATTATCGCCCAAGAGTGGCACTTATCGAGGTGCCATCCCCTTGCGCAGCTTGTCCGGCGTTTCCATCATTTCCTGGACGTCCTTGTCTCGCTCGATGACACAGGGCTCTTCCCGCAGTCCTTTTATGAAATCGTCGTAGAGGTCGCCTGTGATGCCGGCCGGCCGCTTGAAGTCGTCGGATAGCTGGTAGGCACGCAGCAGGACCGAGCGTAGCCGCTTGACCTCCCATAGCAGGGCGATGACGTCGGCGTTCCAGGACTGTCGCTCACGGATGGCGCGCAGGTCGGTGTGGGTAAGAGGCGGTTTGAACGGCATGGTTGAAAACACTGTACGAATATCCAGTGTAATGGACAACAAAAAGGGCCGGAAGCCCCGGCCCTATGCACCCCGTCAGGTCGCGTCGGCCGCCTCTCCGGGTGGCGCGACGGAAGGCAGCCAATCGACTGGATCTCCGAGGAGTTGCGTCAGGTGCGCGCCAAGAGAATCGAACGCTTCCTTGCGTTGGGGCAGCATCGTCTGCCGCTGGTAGGTTCGCGTCGTCCGCTTTGCCTTTTTGTGGTTCAGGCACAGATCGATGACGTCGGATGAGATATCGAGCTCGCCCATGATAGTCGCGCCAGTCCGGCGTAGATCGTGCTGCGTCCAGTGTCCCCCTGGGAGGTCGAGGATCGTGCTGTTTTTTCGGCCCTTGACCGGCTTTGCGCGAGTCTGCCGGTCGGACAGGCGGCGCGTGACCTCCGTTTCCGACAGATGGCCGCCATCCCGGCCTTCAAATAGGTACGCTCCATCCCCAGGGATCTCGCACATCCGGTCCCACACGGCCAGGGCAAATGCGCTCAGATGCACCAAGTGCGGTTTCTTGTTCTTCGACACCTCCGCCGGGATCGCCCATGTAGCAGCCTTGCGGTTGACGACGCCCTTTCGTTTAATGGTCGCCACCTCCACGGCGCGTGCGAGCGTCGCCAGCGTCCACCATATGGCAAGCTCAGTGTGCACGGGCAGCACGCGGCGGCGGGCGACGTAGTACCGAGATTTCGATTCGGGGGGTGTGGCGAGGATGTCGCGCAGCATTACGATTTCCGTGTCATCGAGCACGCGATCGCTTTCCTTGTCCTGGCCTCCTGCGTCCTTCCGGGTGATGGCGGCGGTCGGGTCTCCCTGCATCCACTCCCTGGCCGCGGCGTACCGAAACATCTGACCCAACTCCCCCAGAAGCAGATTGGCGGTGCGCATCTTGTTCGCTTCGCGCGCGGCATCGATGACGACCATTAGCTGGCCGCGGCGAATCTTGGCGAGGGGGATATCTCCCACCCGGGGTTTGACATAGTTTTCGAAGCGGCTCTTGATTGACGCCTTGTCGCTTTCGCTGCTGCGGTTGCGTAGGACGTGCTTTTCGTACCACACGTCGTAGAGCTCGCCGACAGTGAGCGGCGTGTCCGATTGCTCGTCCAAAAGGACGGACGCCGCGTCAGGGCTGACACCTTGAGCTATGAGGGTTTTCCGTTGGGTGGCTTTTTCACGCGCATCGGCGAGCCGGAGGCCCGGATAGGTTCCGATATACTCCCGCACGCGCTTGCCGCTGGTCGGACTCGTGTACCGAACTGCCCACATCTTCGTCCCGTTGGTCTTGACGCGAAGCGCAAGCCCCCCTCCGTCGGTTAGTTCGTATTCCCGAGCTTGCGGTTTTGCTGCCAGAATTGCGCGGTCGGTTAATAAGTTCGTTGCCATTGCCAGATCGTCAGAGCGTGTGGGAAGGTGGACCGCTGAGTGGACCATCGAAACGCCGCTTCAGTCAAACTGAAACAAACCAAAACGAACGCGTATTCTGTCTAAGTGTCTGATAAAGCTGAGAAGTAACGACTAATACAAACCGCTTCGAACCCTCAAAAACGCGACTAAAAACGATTTGGGAGCAGAGGGTCGTGAGTTCGAATCCCACCGCCCCGACCAATACATGAAAGGCCGTCAGTGATAGCAATCACTGACGGCCTTTTGTCGTTCGGGAAGCCGGGCGGTGGCGTAAGGCGCTTAGCGGGTCGCCTCGGGCAGCCGAGACCAGATCGCCTCAGCTACGACCGACGGCGAGATGCCGTCCATGCCTGGGCCACCAGACGGTTCAAGTGGGTGCAAACAGGGTGCGTAACGCATGACGGGGCTGCATCCGAACAGTCCAATCGTCGGAACGTTATGGGCCACCGCGATATGCATGCCCATGCTGTCATTGGTGGCAAAGGCCAGGGTGCGCGCAATGAGCGCCTGGCTTACGCAAATGTCCGTGGCGTCTTGCGTGATGTCGAGCACGCGGATCGA